GGTTCGACACAGGTAATACCCCATGCTGCGCAGCACAATAGAAAAAGCCCCCTTTCGGGGGCAAAACGCCTGAATTACAGGTGTTTTTGCTTACGCACCCGGCGATCCGAAGATCCCGAGGGGGTCCGAGACGCCAAAGCTGTAACGCTCACGAGCCTTGTAACGGGTGTTTCCGGTGTCAAAATCACCGTCCATTGAGGTGGACATGGGCGTACGAACAAAGTGCTTCAGACCATTCGGAACGTCGGTGGTCAGGAACCAGCCATTGGTGTCAGTCAGCCAGTGGTTGATTGCATAACCTTCCGGGATCGAACCGTTGTTCTTCAGCGCGTTGATGTCGTTGTCGGCGGTGCCAACACGCAGCGAGGTTTCCAGCAGTCGGGTTGCGACGAACTGGAGTGCCGGGGGAACGATCAGCTTTTTGGGCTTGGCTGCGATCAGCAGGTCACGTTCATCCGTCCACGCAGCGATCTGAATAACAGCGTTTTCGAGCGAGGTTTCGTTCAGGTCAGCACCAACGGAGGGGCGATTGCTGTTCGTACCACCAGACACCAGCGGGTGCGCAGTGGAGCACAGCGAGACGCCATCACCATAAGTGTAGACAGGCGAGAAGGCGTTGTTCAGGATCGCCGCAGCTTTAACCTGCTTGGTATAGGCCATAGCGCGAGCCAGACCTTTGGTGTACCGAGCCGAGAGACTGTCGTACAGGTTGTCTTCCATCGCCTCTTCGGTGATGGAGAAGCCCATAGCAATCGTCTCGTGGTTGTAGCGAGCCGTCCAAGCCTCTTGCGCGTTATCGTAAGCGATAGCCGCACCCTCGTTCTTCACCGGAGCAGCGGAGAAGCCTGAGAGCTTGGTTTCCTCTTCAAACGAACGCTCCGAAGTCTCGGTGTCGTAGATCTCTTTGTGCTCTTCGCCGTAGCGGGAATACTCAAGACCAAACAGAGCATTCAGACCGGGGAGAAGCTCTTTAAGTAGTTGTGCGCGTGAGATAGCCATTTAATTAGCTCCTTAAGCAATAGCCGTGGCAGCGTAGTACTGATGCTGACCAAAGTTCAGTTTAACCAGAATCTCGGGGTACTGAACAAACACAAGCGTCGAGCTAGCACCAAAGGCAGCACCGGGAGCTTGGTTCAGGATGAACGAGGTAGCGCCAGCGTTAGCAGCGGTGTCCACGAACGAACCCGACGAGATGTACTGACCGTTAGCGGCAAGCGAACCCACATCAGTACCAACCGGCAACGCGAACGGCAGAGCCGAACAAGTCACGGTAGCGGTAGCGATACTGGTATACGTAGCCGAACCAAGCTGAACAGCGGTATCCGGCACAACGCCCAGCATACGGACCGGCAGCGCGTCGGTGGTAGCAGGAGTGTTGCTAGGAGCCAGAACTGCGTTAAGCGAGTCGCCAGTGTTGCTGTTACCCGTGTTGTCGATCAGTGCAAGATTCTGACCGATCATGGCGCGAGCGCCCGAACCAACAACCGTAGTAGCCGAGCAAACGACAGCTTTGAAGACCGTATCCGGGTCATCGCAAACGATAGCAACAGCGTCACCAGCCAGCGTCGAAGCGGGCCAGTATTGAGCGAATTGCTTTTGCTTGGTGATCGGATTGGTGTACGAGCAGCCAAGGAACACGCCAGTGACGGTGCCCAGAGTGCCAGTGCTGACGGCAAGACGCTGAACCTGACCACGAGTCAGACCAACGAGATCGCCAAAGAAGATGCTAGTTGAATAGCCATACGGAATCGGATATTCGCGGGTAGACCCTGCAAACACCTGCCCACCGATCAAATTGACCGGCTTTAGCCCGTAAGGGGCTGAAATGACGGGGTAAGCCATTTAAGACTCCTAAAGTTAATTGCCTTTGCCGAAAGTAACCTTGGATTGACGGTCTTTGAAGAGCGGCATCCGGGGGTCGTTCTCGCGCATGAAATTGTTGTCTACCGAACTCATCTGCGACTCAGACTGGCGGCCATACCAATCGTTACGTTGCTTGACGAACTCAGTCGGGGTTTTACACAGCATGAGGCCACCAATCACCACGTTGTCCTTGAACTGACTGTTAGGGTCAGCAAAGATGTGGATCTCAGGGTGGTCACTTGCCCGGACGGGTTCCCATCCTTCACGCAGCTTAGACGAGATGTTTGACGGATCATTCTGTCCTTGCGTAGCAATCCGCACCCAACGAAACTCCCAGCCGTCTTGCGGATGGGGGTCAGGAAGCAATTGCGGCGGTTGCCATGAACGCGGACGCTCCGAACGGGCGCGGGAGGTCACTTCACGATCATCTCGGTTTTGGATCAGTTTGTTATCAGCCATTTGTGTTTCTCATCTCTTCTGCCACTTTGCGGGCATACAGGTCAAGGGGGATACCAAGGCGTTTCGCAATGCTTACTGCTGAAGGCGTCAGTACGATCTTTTTAGGCGCGGTACTGCGAGTTGCAGGTGCTACTACATTGGATCGCTTCGGTTTCTCACTAGGACTGTCCGCAAACTTATCAGGAAATACTTCCCGAATCCGGTTATTGATACGCGAGTAGTACTCATCACTGCGCGGATCTACACCTTCATCGTTGACCAGCTTGTCGTGCACCGCGAGGGCAAAGCCAGTCATTTCCTTATCTTGGTTGAACCAAGGATTCGATTGTTTCCAAGCGATTGCCTTATCATCAACCTGCGCCGACCTCGCGGGGGTTGCCGGTGCTTGAGGGGTTTGTACCTTATTTTCTGCCTGTTGTAAAGCGTTTTGTTTAAAGCTGTTAATACGATCTGCACGGATCTTAGCTGCAGTCAATAACTCTTGAGCTTCTACGAGGGCGTCAGCATCCCCTGCTTCGTAGGCTGTCTTGTAATTGCGCTTAGCTTTGTCCAACTCAGTATCAATAACCTGAGAGGCTTGATCCAGCATGATGCGCTGGTTACTCTGGACTGAGCCTTTAAGCTGCTCATTCTCAGCCAGTATGCGCTGAGCAATCGACAAAGCCTCTTCACGTTCCCGCTGTGCAGCTTCTTTGGCGCGGCGCTCTTCGTGATAACCCTTGTTCAAATGCGAGAGCCGATCACGCAGGCGCTTATCTTTGTACTTCGATAGCTCCTCATCCGTAACCGCTTCAGGCGGTTCCGTCATAGGCTTGCGATTGCGGTCCTCTTCGGGGGTGTCGTCAACGACTTCAACCTTTACAGGCGTTTCCCCTTCGATCTCAAACTCGACCTTATCCTCTACGACTTCTTCCTTCTCGTGAGGAAACTTAAACTCCGTCTTTTCCATTTCAGCCACTGTCATTCCCCTTAGTTAACCCGACTAATGCCACGGGGATCTTCGACCACCGCTTCAATAGAGTCATCGTTGATAAGCCTGAACTCGCGTCCGTGGATGGTGAACCGAGTGCCCGTATTAGCGCGGCACATAATAAAGTCCCCCTTCTTGCACCACGGACCAGTGGGGAAGCGCGTCTCATCCTTGTAGCAAAGATCGCCCAACTCCACGACAAACAAGACATTTGAGAGCACCGTCTCGTAGTGCATCGTTGCTCCTGCCTTAACCAAGCCGCTGTCGTACTCTTCTTCCGCATCGGGCAAGGTGACCAAGATCTTGTAGCCTTTTGGAACAGGCAGTTGTTTTGCCTTGTTCTCAGCCGGTTTGTTCAGGATCTTGGAAAGGTCAATCGCCTTGTTCATTACCAGTTCAGTCATTGTCAGAATCCTTAAGTCGATCAGCAAGGTCTTCGATGTTTTGGTTGGCTTGGAGTAGACCTCGCAATACTCCTACAACCTCGCGGTACTCCGCATAATCCTTCGCGCTGCCCGTTCCCAGATAATCCAACAGGTCTAGGCGGCGCTTGTGATTTTGATCCAGTAGGTACTGGAACGCTCGTGAATCCATTAACGGTTGCCTCCTTGGGGTTTAACCACTTGCATTGTTTTTATCTGGATCTCAGCGGCGGCCTTCTGGGCTTCTACCTTCATCCGTTCAACCTCAAGCTGCATCTTGGCTTGGGCAAGCTGCGCATCCGACTGATCCTTCTGAGTCTTACGCTGCATGTCGGCTTGTTTGATCTGCAACTCTTGCTGTTGCATTTGCACGATGGGGTCTTTAGCCATTGCCAGAGCTTCTTGCTGGGTTGCTTGGGTCTTATGGATCTGCAGGAGTTGCTGCGCTGCTTGAGCCACAAGGCGTGACACTTCGACTTCCATTTCCGGCGGCATTTTGGCGTCAGGTGCCGGAAGCTGCATACCCATACGGTCTTCGATCTGCTTGCGGTAGGCATACCCCAAGTGCTCTGCGATGTGAGCTTGGAGGGCAGCATTCATCTGCTGTGCCTTGGGGTTCTGCGCCATCTGCTGCGCAATCATGGGGTCTTGGATAAACGATGTGTGCGCCGTGATGTGCGACTCATGATCCTGAAAAATAAACGCCTTAACCGGCTTGCTGTTCAAAATTGCCATGTTCTCGCTGATCGGATCAACCGGCTTCAAGTCATCCTCCACAGGGATGATCTTCTCGGCATTCTTAACCCCCAGCACCTCGATCATCTGACGGTGCAGGTACGGCAGGTCGTAGATCTCCGGGGCGCTAGTAGCCAACTGGAACGCCGCTTGGTACTGCATGATCCGCTGCGCCATCGTGCTGCTGTTGGGATCACTGACAGGGATAACCTCCACCGTGTCGTAGTCAGACTGTTTGGCCTGCGGTCCTGCGTTGTAGGCGGGCTTGTAGTCGTAGTTATCTGGCGTGTAGTCCCGGATGATCGCCGCAAGGAGTTTGAACTCCTGCTTCATGGAGTAGTGCACCCGAGCCTGTACAGCACTCATGGTCTTGAGGGTGCGCTCCAGCAGTGCCAGCGTAGTCCCCACAGGCGCGTTTGCGCTCATGTCAGAGATGTTCATGTCACTGATGGCACCCAGCCTACGTCCTTCATCCGTGATGCGATCCAGCAGCCCTGCAAGCACCTGTGAGGGCTCTTTGTACGGCAGGGGCATGATGTTGTCTCGGATGGACCCACTGGGCACATCCACATCTCGGAACTCACCCGGAGCGATCGGCGTATCGTCACCCTTGACCCGCAAGCCACGGCTCTTCAGTCCACCCGGCAAGTTAGACAGAGTGCCTGCATCCACAAGCTGACGAATGATCGACGTACCTGCACGAGCATAGCCACCGATCAGGTGGATCAACCCCATGCCATACACACCGAAGCCGGGGATGTATGTGTACTGTACGAAGTGCTGGCGTTTCAACCGACGCTTGTCGTCCTCATCCCAGTTACGTCGAACTGCCAAGACCTTGTTAGTGCCCCGTTCGTACGTAATAACGTAAGGCAAAGCAATGCCGTCATCGTCCTCGTACCCCGGCAGGTCGTAGTCAATGTGTACTTCGCAGATGCTATAGCGGTCATCGTCCGTGATGGAGATGCCTTGTTCTTCGGCTTTTTTCTTCTCAATGTCCGTGGACATCGTGACGGGATCCCCGAGGTCGATATCCCGATAGAACCCTTCAACCTGCAGCTTACGCACATCATTCTTGGTCTTACGCATCACGTGCACAACACGCTCAGCGGACTCAATGCTCGCCGCTCCATAGGGCATGATGATGTCTTCAGCCGGTACGAACAACGCAACCTGACGCCCCAGAGAGGGGTCGTAGTACACCTTCTTGAACGCAGCCCCCGCCAACCCGAGGTTGAACAACATCCGCTCATGCTCCGGGCGATACTCGTTCATCCGCTCCGTAAGCTGGTAGTTCATGTCGTCGCGCACCCGCTCCGCTGCTTCTTCCTTGGGGCGAGTCACTTCACCGATAATCTGCGTCTTTACCGGCCCTGCAGCAGGGAATGTCTCCATGATGGTTTCGGACTGGAACCGGATCGCAGCTTCAGCCAGCAGTGTGCTGTACACCCCGCAAGCACCATCCCAAGGCTCAGTGCGTTGCTCGTACTTGAACCCCAGCACTTCCAAACCCTTGACGAACGTATCGGCCCAATCCTTGCGACTGCCAATGTCAGTCGTGACCATATCCTCAATATCTGCAGCCACCATCGACAGGTCACCGTCGTCCATGAACTCAGCAAGGTTAGCGTTAAAGTCGCCACCATCCTCACCCCGATCCGGCTCAATCTCGATCTCTACCCCATCTGTGCGAATAGACACAGACTCCGGGTCTTCAATTTCAATCTCAATGGCTTGCGGTTCTTCACCCATGTCAAGAATACCGACAGCTTGCGGTTGCCCCAGCGGGTTATCGAACCCCGGTCCCAAATTCATAGCCATGACTAATCCTTAGTAATAGACAGCTTTTCTCGGTGCCCTACCCAACTCTTCGTCAAACTTATCTGACGCCAGCTTGAGCAGCCCACCCTTGCGTATCCGCATAAGCCCCAATGTCAAGGCATCCACACAGTCATCGTGCTCACCCGCTGGGAACGCCAGCAGTTCTTCCACAACTTCCGTAGCCCAACCCGTCTCGGGGAACCATACCTGCCCACTGTCGAACATATCGCTGACAGCGTTAAGCCTAGCTATCTTATCTTGTCCCTTGCCGGGACTGAAGTCTTGCACCAGTATCCCCGAGCGCCGCATCTCATCAATCAGCGGCTGTCCACTTGCCTTAGCCTCCACAATCACCGAGTCCGGGTTCCACTCCTTGTACTGGGCATGGGCCATCCGCTTTAACTCCGGGAACTCGTACTTCCCCTTGACGCAGTTAAGCAAGATGACGTTATCTATAC